GGACTCCGCAAAGAACCGTGCGGCAAAGACCTCAAAGGCCGCAGAAGACAAACGTCGCTATGCTCGTAAACTCGAAGAAAAGGTAACAAAAGTTGAAAAAGCTCTTGTCGGTAGTGAAACTACCACAATCGATCTTGGGGATTTGGATGCTCTGCCGAACGCAGTTGCAGACCTCGTCGGCGAAAGTGAAGTCGTTTTTCAGCCGAATAGCGGACCTCAAACGGACTTTCTCTCGGCGGGTGAAAGAGACGTACTCTACGGTGGTGCAGCCGGGGGCGGTAAATCTTTCGCTCTCTTGGCCGATCCTCTGCGCTTCTGTCACAACCCTAATCATCGTGGGCTTCTTCTTAGGCGTACTCTCGACGAGCTAACCGAACTCATCGACAAGTCACGCCAACTCTACACAAAGGCGTTTCCCGGTGCGAAGTTCCGTGAGTCGAAGTCCACATGGGTGTTCCCCTCTGGTGCAACGATCTGGTTCACCTACCTCGACAAAGACAAAGACGTAACGCGCTTTCAAGGGCAGGCGTTCAACTGGATTGGTATCGATGAGATCACACAATATCCCACACCGTACGTCTGGGATTATTTGCGTTCTCGCCTTCGTGCTACTGATCCTGAACTCCAGCAACACTTGTACATGCGCTGCACAGCCAACCCCGGAGGAGTGGGTGGTTGGTGGGTCAAGAAGACTTATATCGATAACATCGAACCAAACAAGCCTTTTCCTGCCTTCGATATAGAAACACAGAAGCCTTTCCTGTGGCCTGACAGCCACGAAAGGGCAGGTCAGCCGTTGTTCCTTCGCAAATTCGTACCGGCACGGTTGACTGACAATCCCTACCTCATGGCAGATGGTCAATACGAGGCCATGTTGAGGTCGCTCCCGGATGTCGAACGAAGGCGACTCCTCGAAGGTGATTGGGACGTGGCGGAGGGAGCGGCCTTCCCCGAGTTTTCGAGGCAACGACATGTGGTCGAACATTTTGAACTTCCAACCAACTGGCCCCGTATACGAGCGGCGGACTACGGGTACGCAAGTCCGTCGTGCGTTTTGTGGGGGGCTATTGACTGGGATAACAATATCTGGGTTTATCGCGAACTATATGCTAAACACTTGACAGCAGAGCAACTCGCTGATAAAATACTAGAAGCAGAGGAGCTAGACCCACAACCGCACTACACCGTCTTAGACTCCTCGTGCTGGAACAAGACGGGTTTCGGACCTTCGATAGCAGAGACCATGATGCGAGTCGGTGTGCGCTGGACGCCATCCGACCGTAACCGCATACAAGGAAAGATGGAAATACACCGTCGCCTCGCTAACGATCCGTACACCGAAGAACCTCGCCTACGTATCTTTTCTACGTGTACGAATACTGTCAAGCAACTCGCGGGCATACCCCTATCAAAATCGAACAGTGAAGACGTAGACACAAAGGCTGAAGATCACGCATACGACGCCCTTCGCTACATGTTGATGACACGCATGAGCGGATACGCTTCGATCCACCAGCAACTCGGCGCAATCAAGAACCAAGTGTACAAAGTACAAGACGCGACATTCGGATACTAACCTATGGCAGAAATTACAGATTTTCCAGAGCGTCGAGATCAAATCAGCATCGCTGCGGATGAGATCGGTAAAGAACTAAAGAAGATGCAGGGCTATAAGACAGTAGGCCCAGAAAATGAGCGTCTCATCGAAATTTTTGGCGGACGAAATATCCCGCGCAAATTTACCTTTGCTCATATGCAAGAACTCCTCAAGGACATGAGTCCTATCGCAGGAGACGAAAACACAATTTTCACTCTCTCTCAAGTCATCGAAGAAAAGTTTCCGGGTACGATTGATAAAAAAAATTTTGCAGACTTCGAAGAAAGGTTTGGAAGCGTACTCGACACACAGGATGCCGGTAAGTCTACCAAATTACCGGCAAATGATCCCGGAAAGAAAAAAGACCCTACAAAAATAACTCTCCGTGAAGCGGCAGAACTATATCGCAAGGACTTAGGCACACAAAAGATTACTCGATTTAATGCGGGTAGTTCTTTTGCTGAGTACGGGGATATGACAGTTGTAGAGGCTTTTACTGGTGAGCGCGGCGAACGTCCCATAGATAAAATGGGAGAAAAAGCTGCAAAGAAGAGTCCGGGAGCGTACAACGATCTCATGCGAGATTTGCGTTTTGTATCGATCCCGGTTCGTAGAGAGATTGCTCTTGCCACTCCTGACAGTCCCATCCTGAGTTCTTTGCCTGCAGCAGAAGCAGCAGCAGAACAAACAAAAATCGTACTCGGCCCTTCAATGCCGACGGCTGTAGAAGCTGATATACGTATTCTCACTGCAAATAAAAAAGGTTGGGGAGAACTCTTCACACGCTTAGAAGGCATAGCAAGCGATCCGAAAAATCCAAAAGCAGCCGTAGCTGACGCTCTCTTAACTACCTTTTATACCGGTCCACGTGGCGGACTCATCGCCAACTTAAAGGGATACGAGTACAAGCCTGACTCAGGCTCTATTCGCGTTGTTCCTCAGACGAAGGCAAAACGGATGGCGGGTGAGGCGGGAGAAGCCGGGGCACAAAAGAGCGGAGGTATTCGTCAGGCAGCTATCCCGTATAATGTTCCCTTAAATGAAGACGCCGTTGGTTATATCGAACGTCGTATGAAGTATAACGAAGCAAACCCGGACATCGTAAAATTTATTCGTGACTCCGGAACAAATCATATTTTTGTAAAGCGGAACGCTAAGGGTAAGCCCACAAAAGTATCGACTACAGACATGTCGCAGCTACTCGGTGAAATAGAGGTGAGTCAACCTCTCATCGAGGATGCCGTTTCCGGAAAAGAATACAACAGTCTCTACCCCACAGAGGTTGCCGATAAAACGGCAGGCAAATGGGGTGAGGCTCTAGCTCGAAATTTTCACGCATCAGTAGGTCTCCTCGAATTAAAAATTGAGGGTCAGACTATGGACTTCCTACAAGGTCGTAGTGAGACTTCCGGCACAGAAGGAAGAAGCCAGACTAAAAAACTAGGATATGCAAAGAGACCCACTGGTTTTTTTACATCCGGTGAACGAGACGCGCAACAACAGATTGCTAACTGGATCAACTCTACTACAGGACGTACCGCTGCAGATATTCCCGGCATTGAGACACGAATCAGTCCTGCAACGTACGCGATTCCCGGATTTTTTGATACTCCAGTAGAAGAAGTTGTTTCTTCACCAAAGGCTGCTGCTGTTGAAGAAGTTCTTCCCACAAGTCCCGCCGACTTCGATGACGACACAAAGGCTGCTCTCAAAAGCGGCGGTTTCAACATAGACTACTCGAAGATAATTGATAAAGGTGACAAAATACTAAAAGGTCTACTACCTGTCGCTATAGGAACAAGTGCAATCGTAGCTTCCAGAGAAGCAGAAGCGCAGGGAGATACCCCCTTCGTAGCCGGTATGAAGGGCGTTGCAGCAGGAGCGTCAGAGCTAGTAGCACCTCCCGGAATGGCATTTAGTGATAAAGAGTTTCGTGAAGATCAGAGGGCTACAACTCCCGGCGGATCAGGACTAGGTCCGCGAACAGACGTTGCCCCTCAAACAGATGCTCTGGGATATATTAAACCAGAGTTTGCAATGTATCCTATGGAAGACGCTCCGCGTGAAAGTTTCCTAGATACTGAATTAAAACAACCTTAACAAGGGGAGCAAACCCGATGCCTGATAACAACTATAACTACGGTGCGGACTACATTATGAATTCACCGAATACTTCGGTCGATGACGCGATGGGTTCGAACCAGTTGTACCGTGAGGGACTTGAGTTCGATACCAAGACCGCACAGGGTGTTTTAACTGAAGATATGCCGAAGAAGCAAACCAAAGCTACAGTTGAAGCATCTCTTTTCAGCATGGCTGAACAGCGAGACTACTAAGAAAGCGAAAGAATGGCTGACAATTTCCTAGAGCCGGAAGACGATCAGACCATCCCCCTCGTCGAACCGACGGAGCGGATGCCCGGTCTCGCCGGATATATTCGTGCGAAATTTGATGATGCTGAAAACGGACGGTACGTTTACGAGCAACGATGGCTCCAAGCGTACAAGAACTTTCGCGGCATCTACGATTCGACGACACAGTACCGCGACTCCGAACGGTCTCAAGTCTTCATCAAGATTACGAAGACCAAAGTTCTTGCGGCGTACGGGCAAATTGTTGACATTCTTTTCGCTAACAAAAAGTTTCCGCTCGTAGTCGAGTCTACGCCGATGCCGGAAGGTATCGCGGAGTTTGCACATATGCGTACTCCGGCGGATGAGGCTACCCAACAGAGCGATCCGTACGGCTTCCCCGGCGATGGTCGCCAACTCGCACCCGGTGCTATGTCCGCATCCGAGCCGCACGTCTTGGGATCGTACGGCAAGGAGTTTGGAGATGCGATCCTTCCGGGCAAAGCGAAAGTTGGTGAACCACAGTTTGAGCCTGCAAAGGAACAGGCTCGACGTATGGAAAAGTGCATCCACGATCAACTCCTCGACTCGAATGCTGTCAACGTATTTCGCAAGGCGATCTTCGAATCTGCCCTGCTCGGTACGGGTATTGTAAAGGGTCCGTTCAACTTCCACAAGCGTGTTCACAAGTGGCAGCGAGGGGAAGAGGGAGAGCGATCGTACGCGCCGTACGAAAAGACGGTGCCGCGTATCGAAGCCGTATCCGCGTGGGACTTCCACCCTGATCCGTCAGCAACCTCGATAGAGGATTGCGAGTACGTCATCGAGCGTCACCGCATGAACCGTCAGCAGCTTCGTAGCCTGATTATGCGTCCGCACTTCGACGCGCAAGCTATTCAGGAGTGCCTTGCAAAGGGGCCGAACTACGAGGATAAGTACTACGAAGACACGATCCGCGAAGACGAAACGGAGCCGTACGTAGCCGAGAACCGGTACGAAGTTCTCGAATACTGGGGCGTCTTGGATGCTAAATTCGCTGATGAGGTGGGCATGGAAGAGGCCCGCGACATGTCCGAGTTCGATCAGATACAGGTCAACGTCTGGGTGTGTGGCAACATGGTTCTTCGTTGTGTCGTCAACCCATTCACTCCGGCACGTATCCCGTACCAAGCGTTTCCGTTTGAGATCAACCCGTATCAAATTTGGGGTGTGGGCGTTGCGGAAAACATGGAAGATGCACAGATGCTGATGAACGGCCACGTGCGTATGGCAATCGACAACCTCGCTCTCGCCGGTAACTTGGTCTTCGATGTAGACGAAGCGTCGTTGGTTCCCGGACAGAACATGGATATCTTCCCCGGCAAGATATTCCGTCGTCAGTCGGGCGTCACGGGTACGGCCATCAACGGCCTCAAGTTTCCGAACACGGCACCTGAAAACATACAGATGTACCAAATCAGTCGCCAACTAGCCGACGAGGAGACGGGCATCCCGTCGATCATGCACGGTCAGACAGGCGTAACCGGCACCGGACGTACGGCAGCAGGACTGTCGATGCTCATGGGCAGCGCGGGCCTATCGATGAAGACGGTCATCAAGAACATCGACGACTACCTCTTGAAGCCTCTCGGTGAAGCGTACTTCCAGTGGAACATGCAGTTTAACGACGATGCAGAGGACGTAGAGGGTGACTTGGAGATCAAGCCTCGTGGTGTAGCAGCAGTTATGCAAAAAGAGGTACGCACTCAGCGCCTGACCTCTCTCTTGCAAACCGTCTCGAATCCGATGCTAGCCCCGTTTGTGAAGCTGCCAAACCTGATGCGAGAGTTGGCAATCGCACAGGATATCGATCCGGACAGCCTCGTCAACAATGTCAACGAAGCACAAGTATACGCACAGATGTTACAAGGAATGATGCAAGATGCTCAACAAGCAGCAGGCGCAGAAGCTGGCGGCGCTCCTCCACAGCAAGGAATGGCCCCTAATGGAGGAGTATCTGGCGGACCTCCGGGAGGTGACGATTCAGGCCGTGGTAATGGCACAATCGGAGTCGGAGTTGCGCCAAATGCAGGGGAAGCTGGCTTTACTGGAAATGCTCCTCAAGTTGAAGAGTAATCACGAGGCAGTAGTGAGGAACGATGGCTAAACAAACGTACACAACTGATGAATACCAGTCACAGTTTGTAGACTTCTACAACTACGGCGGTATCGATGTTAACGTAGCTGCAGCAGCAGGGGAAGAAGAAAAGAAGGAAGAACTTCCGAACGTCCTCACACCTGTGTCTGCACGCGGTGGCGGTGGTGGAGGTGGTAGCTTGTTTTCTCAAGTTCCTATCTCCGGAAAAGAACTTCAACGATTCGGGACTGAAGACTACGTCGATTACATTAAAAATTTTGATACGGGAAAGAAAGTAAATTTAAGTGACGATGGCTTTCAAAAATACTTAGAAGCGAATGCGGGAGCATCGATAGCCGGATTAACGATGGGTCCGGTAGTTGGCGGCTTGGCATACGGAGCGGCCTCTCTCGCACGGAAAGAGCATCGCAAGAATGCCGAAGCTATTCAAAGTACGGGTGGTGGCTCTGGTGATATGTTCAAGTTCAACAACCAGACAGTCAGTCGCGCACCCGGCAGTAAAATTTTTACAGGCAACTTGGGCGGCTTGAGTCAAGCGGACATGTACCGTAGTCGGGAAATAGCAAAAAACTTTATTCCGGGAACTATGCAAGAAATTCCGGGTGCTGGCAGAAGAGGACAGGACACGAGACGTTCAATCTCTGGTCTATCTGGTGTGACAAGTGTCGAAGGTGCAATCATGGATGCGTTTGGCACGGCACACAGCGGGCAGCGTGACGAGTCTGGTCATATGATGGTATCCGCCGGACAAGCACAGCGGATGCGCGAACAAGAGTTTCGCGATGTAGCGGCTAGAAACAACATTAACATTTCTGACTTGAAGGGGGCGGACTTCGTAAATGCGGCTGTGGCGTACAAGCAGCACGTAGACGGCGCTATGCGACAGGGTCGAAGTTTCTTTGCTAGAACGAGCGACATGTCTTCGGCGGATTACAACAATGCTCTAGATCGACGCCGAAATGTCGGGGCGGACTATCTGCGTAATAAGTATGGTGTTTCTACT